TTAGAGTCAGCATACATATGTCTTGATTGTGATGAGGTTTTTGAGGATGGAGATGGGGTTGGGTGTCCTTCATGTAGTAATAGGTATGTTGTGGCTTTGTCTAAGTGGATTAGGCCGTTGAAGGATGAACAGCTTGGGAACGGTGATGAGCGAGATTAAGTTTTAAGAGGTGAAATATCTTTTGCAGGAGGGAGTATGAGTAGGGTTATAGATAAACTGGTTAATATAGGTAATGAAAGGCTTAGTGGGAAGTATTTTTCTGATGATAGGAGAGACTATTTGTTTGAATATTTTGAGGGGTCTAATGTGGTGGTGTCAGCTCATAGGGATACTATATGTGATTATGTGAATGCTGTTGCAAGTGTGTGGGGGAAAAATGAGCCGCTATATGTTGGGGTGAATATGCTGTATGACAGTGTTTTTGGTAGGCTTGATAATACTATAGGAGTAGCTATTATTGATGGGTTGAAAGAGGAATTTGGAAATAAGCTAAGTTACTTAAAAACAAATTATGAAGAGGTAGGTGGAAAAGGGGCTGATAAGTTTTGCAGGGATTTTAAAAATATTTTAGGTGATGTTTTGATTGTTAATTTTGATATTTCTGATGATGATTATCTTAATAGAAAGGATGGTATAGGGTTAGTGGCTTATAGTTATGATACTACGCCTGAGTTTGTAGTTGATATGATTAAAGCAAGGGAGGTAGAGATTCTTAAGCCTCGGTTTAATGACAGTTTTGTGTTTGAGGATTATGGAATTAAAACAGTGTCTTTTCATGTGCAGATAGAACAGATGCATGGTGTGGTGGAGTATGCAAGAGTAGAGAAGGTTATTAGGGCGTTTGATATTATTAGGGATTTTGTAAAAGAGCTGTTAGATAAAACTTATTAAAAAGGAGGTAAAAATGGTAAAAGTATTTGGTGTTGTTGATGGAAGTGTTATAATAGGGAGTGTTGTTAGTGAGTATGAGAAATATTATAAGTTGAATAATCCTGTAAAAGTTATGGTAGATGTAGTGCAGGGGAAGATGGGATTAGTGCCGATATGCCCTTTTAAGGTGAAAGGAGAATATTGTTTATATAAGACTGGAATAGTGTATGAAGCTGATGGGGATGAAAATGTTGAAAAGATTTACAATGAGTATTTATTAGCTATAGGGGAGAAGAAAATATTTGTGCCTGATGTTGGGGAAATTAAGACTAACAATGTAATTGTAAAAGATTTTAGGAAAAAGAAGTTTTAGGAAAAAGAATAAATAGGAGGGGAGGCAGATGGATAAGTTACTTAATTTGCTGGATTCTATTGAAGTTGGCACGAAAAATGCGGCTGGATTTGTGAGTATTGAAGGGGAGAGGTTTGTTTATAGTAACGGGTTTGTGTGTGTGGAATTTAGGAGTAAGAAAAATAAGGAATTTGATGGCTTAAAAGGAAGGTATAAAGTAGTTAGGGAGTTTTTTTATAGCGAAAATAATTATGAATTGGAGAAGGTTAAAGATAGTGTTTATGTATTTGAGAATAAAGATTTTAATTATATTGTTGATTTTATTGTTGATAGAAGGGTTAATATTGAAGTTAATAGTGTGTTTAAAAATATGAGTAATAATAAAAAAGAATATAATTTGAAGGATTTGTTAGTTAATAATGATGAACTGTTTGTAAAGAAAATTATTGATGAATGTGTAGGTGGAAGTATTATTTTGTTGTTTAATAGGATTGTTTATGATGGAGCTGTTGTAAGAGCTATTTCTTCTAATAGATATATGTTTGTTGAAAAGGGAAATAAAAAGGTGAGTGAAGTTGTACCTGTATATTTGTATTGGATTATGAAAATTGTTGAAAATGTGTATGGATATGATGATGTGAAAGTTATTTTAGGTGATAATGTTATTGTTATCAGTGTTAGGGAAAATTTGAACATAATGTGTGTTGTTGATTATGTAGTAAGTGAATCTGTAGTGAAGGGAACTATTGATGATGTGGTTGAGAAGTTGAAGAATAAGAGATTTATAACAGTGTTTAAAGACAGTTGGTTGCATAGTAAAAATGGAGAGGAGTTGAAGATGATGCTGGAGAAAATTAAAAGATATGTTAGTGATGTTAGATTTGAAAAAACGGATGACAGTTTAGTGATGTTTGGTTTGAATAATGTTGATGGGATAAGTGTTAAAAAGAAGATAGGTTTAGCTAAGGAGGTTAGAGATATAGTAGTAGGGTTACATTTTAAGGTTGAAGACTTGTTAATGATATTTGATGAAGAATTGGAAATGCAGGTAAGTGATGATAAAGAGATTGTGAGGTATAGGAAAGATGGAATAGAGATGGGGGTTGTAGGGAGGTCTATTGAATAAGTTATTTTTATAGGTGTATAAAAATTTTTTAGTTGACTAATAGCTTATAGAACTATTAATATAATAGTAGATAGTATGTTTAATTAAATTTTTTAAAAGGAGGTTAGGTATGAAGGAAAAGAAAGAAAAAGAGGCAAAGGAGAAAACAACATGTTCTGTATTTGGAACGGGTTACGACCCTAATGTGGCGGAGTGTCAGATATGCAAGAAGGAGTATGCGGATGAGTATAAGAAGTGCAAGGAATTGACTCTGAAGGCGTCATCTAAGGGTGCAAAGACTGTTACAAAGCCTGTAGAGAAGGTTGAAAAGACTGTTACAAAGCCTGTAGAGAAGGTTGAAAAGACTGTTGAAAAAACAGAAAAAGAATGGGTTACTGTAAGTAAAACAAAGAAGGATTGGGAGAAAATAATACTGGAGAAATATCCTAAGAGAGGGGCTGGTTATGTCAAAATAATAAAGCACCTTTCTAAGACTGGTATGAGAACATCTGAATTAGTGAAGAAATTTGGAAGAGCGTTTGGATGGGGAGAGCGGATTTGGATTGCGAAGAATGCTGTTAAGTTGTATAAAAAGAACGGGAAGTGGGTAGCTGAGATATAAGGCAGTGAGAAAAGGGAGAGAGGATTAAAAGAGATAATCCTCTCTCCTTTTTTGTTTTTGGTGTGTAGCAAGTTAATTAAGAAGAAAGAAGGAGAAAGATATGGTTATAGTTACTCTTTTTCATAGTAGGGGAAGTAAAGGAATACTTTCGCCTTATATGTATAACGCGGATTTTTTGATAAAAATTATAAAAGATATATGGGATAGAGATGAGGTTAGGATTTTATTTTTAGATAATTTTGACAGTGCTGGAAATGAAATAATAAAAAGCGGGAAAAAGGTGGATGTGTTATTTATAATGTCATCGTATGTGTCTGGCAGAGTTGGTTTCAATATGCTTAAGATGTTAGCTGATAAAGCTGAGAAGGTAGTGGGAGTGTTTAATGAGTATGGTAGTTATAGATTTCTACAGCTAAGCAGACATGAATTTTTAAAGAAAAACAAAAAGTGGTTTGTTGTATTGAATTTTGTTTTAGAAGGGATGCAGAAGAAATTAGGTAAGATAGCTGATAAGTTAATTGAGAAATTTTGGTTAGTGAACTTGAATGTGATTAAGTATAAAGATTGGGATGGAAGATTTTATACTGATAATGGAAAGTTTTTATTCAAAGAAGATTTAGTTTATTATGGTTCGTATAGAAGTGATAGAAATAAATACTTTAAAAAGTATTTTTGTGATGAGAGGGTTGTTGTTTCTACATCAAAAAAGAACTTTGATAAGTTTTTAAAGCTTGGATGTAAAGCAAGATTTGTTGATAAGTTTGAGTGGAAAGGCGGGTATTGTGAAGATTTGTTAAGGTTCAAGTCTTCTTTGTATATTGAGGATGTGTTTACGCATAAGCATTTTAACTTTTTAGCAAATAGATGGTATGAGTGCATGGTGCATAGAGTGCCGATGTTTTTTGATATAAGTTGTAAGGGGACTATAAAAAAATCTGGAAAAAGTATAGATAAGTTTTGGTTAGTAGATGGATTAAGAGATATATTTAGAAAGCTTGAAGATAAAAGATTTGAGGAGATTAAAGAAAAAGACTTGTATTTGTTTAAAAAAGAGTTTTTTGAGGAGAGAGATAAAATTATTGAAGATTTGTATAAGATAATGAAAGAAATTAGAGATTATAAAATAAGATAAGTGGGGTGATTGTTATGTTTGGTAATTTTTGTAACAGGTGTAGTTTATCTTCTGAGGGTTGTTTGACAGTGAAGATGAAAGCAAGTGGAGAGGGAAGAAGGGGAATAATGATTGTGGGAGAAGCTCCTGGTGAGGAGGAAGATAAGCAGGGAAAGCCTTTTGTTGGAAGGTCTGGAAGGTATTTGAGGTCTGTATTTGAAGCTTTTGGTTTGGATGTTGATAGGGATTGTGTTATTACTAATGCTTGTAGATGTAGACCGAGAAATAATAGAACTCCTAATAAAAAGGAGATAGAGGCTTGCAGGGAGTTTTTGTTTGAGGATATAAGAAAGTATGAGCCTAAAGTAGTGTTTTTGTGTGGTGATGTGGCTTGTGAAAGTTATCTTGGGAATAATAGTGTATCTTTGCTGAGGGGGAATGTGATTCCTGAGAAAGAAAGATGGATAGTGCCGATTTATCATCCTGCTTATGTTCTGAGGAAGAAAGACTGGGATTTGTATTTAGAACATTTGTGGATAAAGGACATTGAGAGAGGTTTGTTGAAAATAAAAGAGGGAGAAAAGCCTAATTTTGTTGATTTGAATACTATTGATTATAAAGTTATTAAAACTGAAAGTTTATTTGAAAAGTTGATAAATAAAGTTTTGAATAAAGGGAGTGTGTTTGTGTTTGACTTTGAAACTGTTGGAAGTAGACCTGAAGTGGATGGGAATGAGTTTCTGTGTGTTGGGTTTACGAGTGATGTGTTGAAGAGGATTTATGTAGCTGATAAGAGACTTGTAAATGAAAAGACTTTGTTTAATGGGATTGGAAAAATAACTGAAAGTAAGAAGATTTTGAAGGTGTGTCAGAATTTGAAATTTGAAATGGCGTGGGTAAGATATAAGATGAGAAAAAAGTTTGTGAAGCCGTATGATGATACTATGTTAATGAGTTATGTGCTTGATGAAAGAGTAAAGACTAATGGTTTGAAGTGGCTCGCTTTCGTGAATTTTGGTGTTAAAGATTATGGCGAGATGGTTAATAAAAGTAGTATGAAAGAGGTTCAGTTTGATATTTTACATAAATATAATGCTATAGATGTATATTTTACTTATGAGCTGTGGAAAAGATTTAAGATTATGATTAAAGATGAGGGATTGGAAGATGTATATAAGAAGTTGTTGCTGAATTCTGTGCCGTTGTTAGTTGATTCTGAATATGAAGGTTGTGGATTTGATTTTGAAAGATTGAATATGCTGAAGAAGAAGTATTATAAAGAGATTGAGAGAACATTGAATGAAATATATAGTCTTGATGAAGTTAAGGAGTATGGGAAACCTTTGGATATAAATTCGCCTAAACAGGTAAGTGATTTTTTGTTTGATTATTTGAAAATTCCTGTTATTAAGATTACTAAAAGCGGTAATAATTCTACAGATGAAAGTGTGTTAGAGAAGTTAGCGCAGGATGGAGTTGTGTTTGCTGAAAAGTTATTAAGATATAGGCATATGTCTAAAATATATAATACATATTTGAAGAATTTTGATGAGTATGTTATTAATGGGAGAATAAAAACTAATTATTGGTTGACTGGAACTGTGACTGGGAGGTTGTCAAGTGATAAGCCGAATGCACAAAATATACCTAAAGGAGAATTTTCGGATGTGAGAACTATGTTTGCTCCGAGAAAGAAAGGGGAGTTGATTCTTAGTTGTGATTATTCGCAGTGGGAAGTAAGAGTGTTGCAGATGTATGCTAATGATGAAGCTCTTGGAAAGGTGATAAGGGAAGGGCTTGATATGCATAAGAAGTATGCTATGAAGATATTTAATGTGGATGAAAGTCATCCTAAGTTTAAAGAGTATAGACAGTTGACTAAAGGAGGGTTTGTGTTTGCTACTATGTATGGAGCTGGAGTTAAAACTTTAACTGAGAATTTTTGGGATGCTATTTTGAAAGATAGGTTTGAAGATTTTGAAAAAGCTAAAAAGTTTATGTTTGAATTGCAGGAGGAGTTTTTTAGTGATTATAAAGGTGTGAAAAGGTGGATTGAGAGTTTGAAAAGGTTTTATGTTGAGCGTGGTTATATAGAAACTTTGTTTGGAAGAAGGAGAAGAGCTCCTATTGATCCGACACAGTTGATAAATAGTCCAGTGCAAAGCGCAGCGAGTGATTTTACTTTATTGAGTGCACAGAGAATTTATAAGGAATTGGGTTTAGTGCCTGTGTTGATGATTCATGATGATTTGACTTTTTCTGTGCCTGCTAAGGAGTGGAAGTTGTATTATAAAGAGATTAAGAAAAGAATGACTGATTGGGATTTTGAGTTTGTGAATGTGCCTATTGAGATTGAAGGCAAGATAGGAGAAAGGTGGGGTGAGCAGGAAGTAATAGATGAAAGTAAATTATAAAATTTAAAGTAAATTATTAGGAGGTGTGTTATGAGTGATAAGATAGTTGTATATGAAGGAAAGAAGATTTTAGACTGGGATGAAGTGGCTGAAATAGTAAAGAGATGTCAGGAAATTGAGAAGGTTAAGATTGTTGAATATGATGAGATAGATGAAAGATTTGCTGAATTAGTTGTAACTGTTAAAGGGGATAGTTTTGAGTATGAAAGGAGTATCGGGGTTAATGAGAAAGTTACTGATACTAATATTTATAAATTGATGTACTATGGTGGTGATATTGAAGATGTTTTAGGAGATGAGCTAAAAAGGTATTTTGAGGAAGTACCAGGAAATTGGATGATGTCGTTTTATGAGGTGTATTATAAGTGTAGAGTATGTAGTGGTGAAGGTGTGGTTGATTTTGTAGTTGAAGGAGAATATGTGTATGCAGAGGGAAGGTGTATATGTCCTGTTTGTGATGGTGATGGAGTAATATATGTGCGGGAATAAGAGGAGATAGAATGAACTGGGCTATAAAGTATAGACCTAAATTTTTAAAAGAAGTTGTTGGAAATGCTAAAGTGGTGAATATTTTGAGTAGATATATTAGGAGAAATGATTTACCTAAAGCTTTGCTTTTTCATGGTAGAAGTGGATGTGGAAAGACTACTTTGGCTGGAGTAATAGCTAATGAGCTGGAAGCTGTTTTGTATGAGTTTAATACAGCTAATACAAGAGGTATAGATACTATAAGGAATGTTGTTGAACTGTGTAAGTATAAAGAATTAACTGGAAGGGTTAGGGTGATTGTGTTTGATGAATGTCATCAGTTAACTGTGGACGCTCAAAATGCTTTGTTAAAAGTGTTGGAAGGAGAGGAGTCTTTTAATAGATTTGTGTTATGTACTACTGAAATTGGTAAGTTGATTGAGACTATTGTTAACAGGTGTGTAGTGTTTGAAGTTTTGCCGTTGTCTCATGATGATTGTTATAAGCTTGTGAAGAGAATAGAAAAAGCTGAAAATGTTAGTTTTAGTGATGAAGTTATAAGTTATGTCTGGAAGAAGAACAAGGGAGTAGTAAGGAATATTTTGAATGACTTGCAAAGTGTTGTAGAATTTGGGAATGACTTAGATAGAGTAAAAAAATATCTTAAAAAGTCTATTACAACTGATAAGCATGATTATGTTGAGTTTAATAGTGAATTAGTAAGAAAAAATCTTAATTGGAGTTTGATAGCTAAGTATTTAGAAGGTTTAGGAGATGATGAGTTTGAGAGGTTTGTTAATTTTAGCAGGAGTTATATAAGTAGTGTTTTGATTAATAAGAATGATGGTAATGATTTGAAGTATTATACTGATTTGCTGGGAGTTTTTGTGATGTCTAAAAATAAGGTGGAGTTGATTTATTATTTAGCTAATCTGGTTTGTAAGTATAAGAGTTGATAATAGTTTTATGAAAACTTTTTATAGTAAAAAGTTGATGAACTGGTTAATTGATTTTGTTATTATATGTATGAGAGAGGGGGTTTATTATGAAGAAGGAGATTTATTGTCCGCTTTTAAGCTCTAATGGAGAAGGAAGGTATGAGAAGTGTATGGGGTCTGAGTGCGGTTGGTATGTTGATTTTGCTGGTAGTTGCGGGGTAGTGGTTTTAGCAGAGATTTTTTTGAGGTTTAAAGAATTTGAAGAAAGGAAGGAAAGGAGGAAATATGTCAGTTAATTTTGATAAGTTGAAAAGAGACCTTGAATTTAATGAAATGAATATTGATAAAGCGGTTATTGAGCAACCTGCGAATTTTGCTTACTATGGTTACTTGTGGGTTGAAAAGATGAAAGAAGCGAGTATATTAAAGATGGAAGTGGATAGAGTTTATTCTGAATTATATATGAAGTATAGGACTAAGATGGCGGAGAATGGAGAGAAGGCGACTGAAAAGTTGATAGAAAGTAAGATTTTAAGTGATGAGAAATACATAAGAGCTTATACTGAATATCTTAAAGCGAAGGATGAGGCTGAGGTGTATGGAATAGTGAAGGATGCGTTTAAGCAGAGGAAGGATATGATAGAGACTTATGTGAATTTGTTGATGTCTTTAAAGAGTGGAGATGATAGTGTGAAAGCTAAGATTGATTACAGTGATATTGAGGTGGAAGCTATTAAAAGAAAGATAAAAGAAAAACAGAAGTTATCCTCTATTAAGAGGAAAAACAAATAAAAGGAGGTTAGGGTTTATGTTTGGAAAGGTTTCTAAAAATAAGTTGAAGGAGAAGATTGAAAGTGTTGATAAGAGTACGAGGCCGTATTACATTAAGAGGGAGTTTGATGTGTATAGGCCTAAGGAAGGGGATAATTTCATAAGGATATTGCCGCCAGTTGGAGATGAGGATGATTTTAGTTTGGATATATATGTGCATAGTTATATTGGGGCTGATAGGGGGAGTTACTTATGCAGGGAGAAGGTGTTGGGGAAGTCATGCGCTATTTGTAATATATATAGGAAATGGAAGACTCAGGGAAGAGATGAAGAAGCAGCTAAGATAGCTACGAGAAGGAGGACTTTGTTTTGGGTATTGGATATTTCAGATAAGCCGCAGTCTGATAAGCCTTTGGTATTTGATGCTCCTTACAAACAAGTAGCGAGGGAGATATTGATGCGGTGTTTGGATAAGAGAACTAAAGAAGTTATTGATATTTCTGATTTAAAGAAAGGAAGGGAGATTACTTTTACTTTGCATGTGAAAGGGAATAAGATGTTATCTGAATATACGGGAGTAAGTATAGGAATGGAATATCCTGTTTCAGCTGACCTTGCAAAGTATGTTGTGCCTCTTAAGGAAGTGCTTGTAATTCCTAAAAAGGAGGATATAGAGGAATTAGCTAATATGATAGTTGAATTTATGAGTAGTGAGGTAAATGAGGAAGATAGTGATGTGGGTGCTGATGAAGAGAGTGTAAAAAGTAAAGTTAGCAAGATATTTTAAAAACACTCTTTAGAGTGTTTAATTAATACAGGTTAAGGAGGTTTGTATGGGTTTAATTAATGTTGATGAGGAGAAATTCAGAGAATTTGTTGAATATCTTGAAGAGGCTGTTAAAAGAGGTAAGGAGATTTTAGAAGGCTCTGTAGAGGATGATGAGGATGAAGATGAGGGTGAGGATGAGGAGATTAAAGTGAGAAAAGATATTGAGGATGAAGATGAGGATGAGGAAGATTTTGAGGAAATAGAAGATGAAGATGAGGATGATGAAGATGATGAGGATGATGAAGATGATGAGGATGATGAAGATGATGAGGATGATGAAGATGAGGATGAAGATGATG